CAAAATAACCGTGAGCAGCAACGATGTTATAAGTCTCTTCTTCTTGACCGAACTTGTAACCATAGTTCTGCGACTCATTCTCAGTGGTTTCACGCACCAAGGAGGAGGTCACCAGCGAACCGTGCATAGCACTGAACAGAGAACCACCGAACACACCAGCAACACCAAGCATATGGAAGGGGTGCATCAGGATGTTGTGCTCTGCCTGGAACACAAGCATGTAGTTGAACGTACCAGAGATACCAAGAGGCATCGCATCAGAGAAAGAACCTTGACCGAAAGGATAGACCAGGAATACAGCAGATGCAGCAGCAACAGGTGCGCTGTAAGCAACACAGATCCATGGACGCATACCAAGACGATAAGAGAGTTCCCATTCGCGGCCCATGTAAGCATAGATACCAATCAGGAAGTGAAATACAACAAGTTGGAAAGGACCACCGTTGTAGAGCCACTCATCCAGAGAAGCAGCTTCCCAAATAGGATAGAAGTGAAGTCCGATTGCGTTAGAAGAAGGAATAACAGCACCAGAGATGATGTTGTTTCCATACATGAGAGAACCAGCGACTGGTTCTCGGATGCCGTCGATATCTACAGGAGGTGCAGCAATGAAGGCAACAATGAAACAGATAGTAGCAGCAAGTAGGCAAGGAATCATCAGGACTCCAAACCAACCGACATAAAGACGATTATCGGTTGAAGTAATCCAATTGCAGAACTGTTCCCAAGTATTCGATTGTGATTGTTGACGTGAAAGTGTAGCAGTCATTTTTTTAAGAGAGTTAGTTAAAAGTTCGGGGGGACGAACTGATACAATTATACCCCACAGCACCCTCCACTGTGGGTATGAGAGACGTAATTTATACTCCCCATAGGTCTCGGTTAATGGGAGTTACAAAACGTTTCAGAAAGTTACATTCCGTAACGTTGTTGATGTATTTATCTTAACAGTAGATTGAAGTTGTGTCAAGTGCCATGTGACAGTTTTTTCAGTGGTTCTCACTAAATAGTTTCAGTGTTCATTCACAATAAGAAAATGAAAAGACTTCTATTAGCCTTTTCGTTATTCTTCGCAATCCCAGTTAATGCTGCTGAAATCACATCAAAAATCACTGACTCCGTACAATTGAAAGTTGATGGTGCTGCAGTTCAATCAACCCGAATCGGTGCTTCATATTCAGCGTCAGGAACCAATATTCAATCTACATCCTTTGGTGGAGTAGGTGGTGCTGGAACCTATGATATTAATACTCCAGGACAAGCATTTAGTTTCTCAGAGACTATCAATGCTGCCGATACTCCCATAACAACTCAAACCGTTACAAATGGTGTTATTGGAACACCAAATCTCTATGGAAATAGCGTAACTCAAGTTGGTGGTGAGAAAGGAACTCTTGCAGGAACCTTATCTCCAACTGGCGTTCCTACTGTTACCGCTGGTGGTGCAGGAACAAGTGCTACTGCTCAACGTAGTATTGAACTGAGCGTATTCAAATGAGACATATCCTAGCAGGTTTATTCCTGTTAGGGTTCTGTTCTCCTGCCCTAGCAGAAAGTGTTGTGCCTAATTTTACTAGGGGCACAATCAACGCGACTACAGAATCTTCTACAAGAATTGTAGAAGCAATTCGCCAAGTTGAATATACAACTGGAGAATCTTATACTGTAACTGGAACGAACATCAACATTCCTAGCACACCTCAAAGGGGTTCTGGGTATTCCATTATGACGCAAGGTGCTCCATTCCAGTTCTCGGAAACCTATCTCGGACCTGGAGTGGCCAAAGAAACATGGATAGATCGCACCACAGAAACTCAATCAACCACTACATCAATCTCTGTCTTTACGCAATAATTTCAACTGGAACTGCATTAGCACAGCAAGCTCCAAGTAATACAAACATTGCAGGTCCTTCGGCATCTGCTACTGGCAACGTAACCAATCAAGCAGTTCAAGTGCTTCAAGGTCCATATGCAATGAATACTTATGGTGGGGGAGTTAGTTGCCAAGGAGCAACATTTTCATTTGCACCTTTTGTAATTGGTAATGGAAATGGAAGCCAAGACCCAGAACAGTTTAGTTCATATTCTGGTAATGCTGGAGTGTCAATGGGATTTAATGTTCCTTTAGACGGTTCATTACAAGAATTATGCAAATCAAGAGTCAGAGTTGAAATTTCAAGACAACAAGCAGAAGCAGACAAAGCACGACTTGATTTTGAACTTGTAAGATTATTAAAGTGCGGTGAAGCAAAGAAATCTGGAATCGATTTCTTTCCAACAAGTCCTTACTATAAAGTTTGTGCAGACATTAACGTAGTAGTTCCACAACAAACTCCTACCTATAACGATGATTTAATTGATATGTACAAACAAATGTCGCAGAAAATCAATGGAACCAATCAACCTAATTGATACCAATCAAGTAAGGATGATCGGAAATAATCCGATTAATGTTCCTAATACGAGCATTAATCGGATTTCTGGTCCATCTGTAATTCCAACTGTAGATAGACCGATTCTTCAACAAATAAATGCTCCAGTTGTTCGTGGTCTTGAAGTTCCTGTTATAAATGCACCAAATACAACTATACAATATCCAGTTGTAAGAGTTCCTACTCAAGCAGAATTTGATGCTTCTATAAGACCTCAACAAAAACAACAGGAACAACAACCTCCAGAAAAATCAAGAGGATTACCAGATCCTACCCCTGCACCTCAACTGCCTCCATCTACTCAAACCCCTGCTATTCAAACTCCCGTTATTGAAACCCCTAAACAGATTACGGAAGTTCCTGCAGATTTACCCAAACCTACCTTTACGGTAAATGGAATCGATATTAATTTACCTGATCCTTCTCTTGTTGCTACGGCTGGTGCTGTCGCAGTAGTTACCACTGCTGCAACAATGGCTTCAACAGCAGTCTTAAATGTTCTTAAGAATGCTGCTGAACCTATGATAAGAGAAGCGGCAAAGAATAAATTTAAAATTAAAATCAAACAAATCAAACCTGTTCTCCATTATGTTTTATCGGATGGAGGACACGTTGATGTCTTTGAATATTCATCAGAAGGAACACGCTTAGTTGCACAAACAGATAACGTAGAACAATATATTCGTGACCAAGTAGATACAAATTCTCTCTATGAAATTGAGAACAAAGTTATTATTGATGATGTGATGAAAGATAAATTCACAAAAGAGGGGCAAGAGAGATTTAAAGGTCTCTATGCCCCACCGAAAAAGATTGCTAAGAAATTATCAGCCCGCCTTTCTTTTTGATTCTAGTAAAGAGAAATCTTTTTTCTTTGTTCCACCATCATATTCCCAAGCATATCCTTCATCAATCATTTGCTCATTAACAGACTTTTTCTTATTGACTGCGGATACTTCCTTATCACCAATAAAAAGATGTCCCAGAATTCTACCGTACTTTTCGGTGGAATCTGGGAGTTCTGTTTTTACAATAACGTCAGTTTGACCTTCTAGTTTCTTTTTAAGCCATTCTTTAACTTCAAGTCCGAGTTTCTTTTCATTCTTATCTGTAGTGCGTGACTCAGGAGTATCAACCCCAGCAAGACGAATTCGCTTAGTGAGAGAAATATCAAAACCCAGATCAATAGCAGCATCTATTGTATCTCCATCTACAACTTTTATAACTTGTTTAATTCTGTAGATATAAGGATCCTTATCCATTAGAATGGTAATTTGAACTTCTCAGTATTTAGTTTAGGAATGGGTAGTTTTTCAAATGCTTTATTGACTTGCTTTTCTACAACAGCACCAACGAATGCTTCTGGATTATCTAGAATCTTTTGTGCTTTTTGGTAAGTAATATAAGCGCCCACACCAATTGCAGCACTAATGCCCAGACTTGTGATTGATAGAATTAGACTCAGATTTTTCATTTTTCATCTCCTCGTTTGCTAATTTTAGTATGTAGTAAATGATGTATGCGGTAAAAGCAAGTCCGCAAGATAAAATGATTACAACTCCCCAAGGAAACTCAGACATCAATACTTACCTTCAGTGCAATACTGTGCTTTTTTATTTGGATAATATGGATACTTTCCTTCTTGTGGTTTCATAAATCCACAACCAATTAACCAATCCATAGTCATTGGTGTAGGACGAATTTGATCCCAAAGAGGTCCCTTAGCACACATTTCTAGATGCCTTGCGGTTTGATTTAATTGTTCTTCTGCCCAGTTTGCATCTGCCTCCCAAGGAACTGCACGACTTTGCATCATTGATTCATATGTAAGTCGAGTTGATTTCATTATCCAAGTGGGAATTTCACTATCTTGATGCACTTGAGCCATAAAGGATGTTTGCAATCCACCACCCATACAATCCTGAACGACATGCCATCCTTCGTGTCTCATTGTTCCTAAAAACTCTCTTGGATCTTTAAGAAGAGTTTCATTAACAAAGAAACGATTGTAGTTTGGTTTATATAATCCTACTGTCCTTGGAGTAAAATATCTTTCTGGTGCAACATAAACTGGAACATTTACACTATCAAGAGCGATAATAATCCTTTTCAATTCCTCTCTGAATGGATCAAAGTCTGGATTTTTTAAGAATTCGGAATCCACTGAAAGTTTTTCTACACCCTCAGTACATTCTAAAAGAATCATACAACCCATTGCCTCTGCACTATAAGGTCTGACTGTAGGTTGTTTTGGCTCAAGTGATGCAGCAATTGCTGGAAGAGTTAAGGTTAATGATAAACCTATTGTTGTGAGGATTTTTTTCATTCGTTCCATCCTTCTTCTTGCTTATGTATCCAGACTTTCAAATCTTTTACATATTTTCTCAATATCTGGGCCTGTTCTTCATGCCAAAAATCACCCGTCTCCATATGAAGACGGGTGTGATTATCTATAGCTTTGAGTATTTGATGGATGGGAGCATTCCAACACTCTCTCTTTGGAGTGTTCCATTCTCTTGGCATAAGTATGTAAATGTGTATATTTGGGTATCACCTAAAAAATCAGTTTGGCATAAATCAGGACCAACTATCATATGTCCCACAATAGTCAAAGTCACAAATTCAATCATTTTTTCTTGCCGCCATTCTTTGCTTTGTTAGCATTGGCATTGCCAGAATTTTGTTTTTTATTATTTGCAGAACCTGCTCCACCTTTTTTACCTTTATTTGCAGACTTAGACATTATGCTCCTCCTGTACGGGGCTGTACTTGACCTTCTAAAACTTCAACTCTCTCTTCAAGAGTTGGTTCTGCAGCAGCAACTTCTGGTGCTGGTGGTTCTGGTGTGGGTTCTACTACAACTTCTCTACGTGGTTCTTCTTTCTTTTCATCATCATCACCACCCTTCTTCATTGTGTTAATACCGAAAGTAGCAGCAGATGCGGTGAAAACAGTAGCAATAAAAGTGGGGTCCATCTTAGATAGAGCACCAGCATAACTAGCAGTAAGAAGAGCGGCAGACCAACCCAAAATCGCAATACGAATAACAGTACTCATACACTTTTCTCTTTTGTTTGGTGTATCCATCAGTCCTTTTGATGATGTCTTTGTTATTTAGGATTTTAGAACTTAAATTTAAGTTTCGCAGACACCACTGTATTAGAAACACCATCATTGATTTGATGTATTCCTTCAACGATTACCATTTCCTTATAATCAACAGAAGCATTTGCCTCAATCATTCCGCTGGTTTCATAAGAACCACCGACAGTTATGCCGAATAAATCCTTTTTCTTACCACCAAAACGATGTGAAATATTTAGACCAACCTCACCAGAATGTAAAGTTTTGTTTATAGCATCAACGGTTCTTCTGGATTGAACTGAACCAGTTTCAGTAAAACCATCTCTCTGATAATTACCAACAGTGTATCCAACAAATGGAGTTATGTTCTTATTGAGATGCCAGAATAATCTGTTATTAACAAACCACTCTTTTCCTTGTGTTGAACTTTCATTATTAAAGATACCCTGAACATTTCTTGATACATTATATTTGTTCTGGGAGAAACCAGCATTAGTTAAGAGTGATAATGTATTTCCACGGAACATATTAAAGAAACCATAATGACTCTTAACAAGATTAGAAGTGCTATCAACACCACCTAAATCAATATTCACATTATTATACTGACCACCAATAGTCCAGGTTGGTTTGATATCAATTTCTAATCCACCACCAATAATCAGAGACTTACCAGTGTATCCATAATCACCAGAAGACCATGAATAATAGTTATTGCTGAATACTCTTACTCTGTCTGAATCTGGTTTAGATGGTTCATGAATAAGAAGGTTTTGTAATCCACCACCAATCTTATCTAAAACATCGTATTGGTCTGTGCGTCCAGAAAGAACATCATGAGTATTCTTTGTATCAACAGAAAGAAGTAAAGAACTTATAACAGTTCCATCACTATAAGTATCTTGCTGTAATAGAGGAGTTTGACTTGTAGTTGCAAAATCTCTTCTAATCTTTTGAACTCCATCCTTCTCAGATGCCTTATGAGTTACTTTGGTAGTAACAACAACTGGAAGTCCTGGTGCAGGAACAGTTACAGAGTTTAATAATGTTGGTGGTTCTGGTTCTGGTGTGGGTTCAGGAGTTGGATCTGGTTCTGGTGTTGGCTCAGGTGTAGGTTCTGGAGTGGGTTCTGGTTCTGGTGTTGGCTCAGGTGTAGGTTCTGGAGTTGGATCTGGTTCTGGAGTGGGTTCTGGTTCTGGTGTTGGCTCAGGTGTAGGTTCTGGTTCTGGAGTAGGTTCTGGTTCTGGAGTAGGTTCTGGTTCTGGAGTAGGTTCTGGTTCTGGAGTAGGTTCTGGTGTTGGCTCAGGTGTAGGTTCTGGTTCTGGAGTAGGTTCTGGTTCAGGAGTTGGGGTTGGTGCTACTTCATCAACAGATGGTGCATCTGGATTGTTTGGAGCAACAGGTGTAAATGCTTGACCATTCTGTGTTGTAGTTCCAGGCTGACTATCAACTAAGAGAACTGGTGATAATGCAGTGTCTCCAAGATTGAATACTGCAAATCCTAAGAGATAATCACCATCTGCACCTACTTGATATGTTGAATACTGCCATCCAGTAGAACCATAAGTTCCAGTTGAATAATCACCAGTTCCTGGATTGGTAAATCCAAGCAGTGC